AGCGGCGGGAAGCTTGAGTACGTGCTGGTGGTTTAGGAGCTTTTGGTTTGGGTGGCTCTCTTAGTGTTGTGTATTGCATTATTAATGACCTCCAAGTGCTTTTTTATAAGCTGCCTCTTTAGCTTTTTTAGCTTCTTTAATTTTTTTCCAGTTACTACCAAACTCAGCAGTCATCTTGCCGAAGTCTTTGTATGCATTTTTTTTTGACATAATTAAAATTTGAGATCTGATCTATCTAGTTTTGCTATTACTTCCTGTCTATATGCAGGGTCATTGTCATATCGAGGATCACTCATAGCTGCAACAAGTTGAGCCTGTGATTGATAAATATCTGTATTAGTTTTCGCAGGCTTACCCTGTAACATTCTTCCTTCGTAGCCAGCTGCATTCTGATACTGAGCTAGTAAACCATTGACAGCTAATTGTATAGAATTTCTATCTCCAGTATTTACTAAATTATCAAATGAATTAATTGAATCTTCAGATAGATTATCAGCTGCCCAATTCATAAGAGACTCATACTGCTGTTGACCACCAACCGACTGTTGAATTGAATCAATATCAGATTGATTAACCTCAGGATTCATCCCTAACTCTCTGGCTCTGCCTGATAGATATGCATCTACTACAACTTTAGATAAACCAGCTCCAGTTAATTGGTCATGCATTTCTTGTGGAATTTGACCGTTATTTTTATAGAACTCCTCACAAATTGGATAAGGATCTACACCTTTTGATTCAAATAAATTACTTAAAGTTTCTCCATAATCTTGAGTTACTGCTTTGTAATTTAATGTTCCATCATCATATCTATTGTCAGGATCAGACCAATCTTTTTCTTCAGTCTCTTCCTTAGCTTCTACTTCTTGGGTTTCTTCCCGCCCTTCTTGTAAGCCATCTTTGTCTCCTAATTTTTTTTGTAATTCAACGTATGCCTGTTCAAGTTCTTCAGCATTCTTATATTTGCCAGCAAGTAATTCACCTTGCTGTTCAGCCATCTCTTCTCCAACTTGTAGGGAATCTTGCTCTTCAGCTGTCAGCCCTTCCTGTTGAGGAGTATCATTTACTGTTAAAGTTTCTGCCATTATTCTTCCATAGGTGGTTGTTCTTCTGCACCCTCAGGTTCTTCTAACATTGCAGGGTTCTTACTTGGGTCCATTAAAGGAGCACTAGCAAGTTGACCCATTTGTTTAGTCATTTCCTGAGCTTGCATCATTTGTTGTTGTTGTTGCATCTCTTGCTGTAGCTGTTCCTTAGTCTTAATTAGGTTAAGAACATCTATACCTTGAGCTGCTGCTAGTCGTTTTATATATTCAGCTGCATCTACATGCTTCATAGCTGCCTCTGGTCCAATAGTCTGAGCCAGTGTAGTTATAAATTGAGTAAGTGATTCTCTATCCTGTCCTCTACCTAAAGCATTAACTCCAGCTACTATCTGAGGTCTAACTAAATCTTTAGGAATTTTAGGAATTTCATTATTTCTTTGAAGAATATGTAATGTCCTATTGAGGTAAGGTATGAGAAATTCTACCGTTAACAAGCTGAAGAGTCCGCCGAGCTGTTGTTCGAGTTCTAGCTGAGTAAGGCGTACCTCCTCTGCTGTCGTTCTCTCGCTTTGTCTGATCTGTAAAACAAGGAATGCTTCATTGATTCTTCTTTCTAAAGTAGAAATCATTTCAGCTGCTGTTCTGAAGTCTGCGGTCTTCCCGACTTGAACGACTTGTACATCTTCTGCCCTTCCCTGTACGATGGCTCCATTCCCAGCCTGAGCTAAAGTTTTTGGCTTCGTAGTTGAAGAGGGACTGACTAGAAAGACGACCTTCGCAGCCGCCGAGCTGCCTTCCGTTAATGCTTGAGACAAACCTTCTAAAGATTTAAGATCCCCAAGGAACTCTTCTACTCTGCCACGTCCGTAGTCTTCTCCGTCCACGGTATTGAAACGTAAAACGAGCCAGGGGTTAGCATTTTTAGGTGCACTACTTCTAGAGCCAGCAATAATTTTATCGAAAACTTCTTGATGCCATACCCATCTGCCGTTTTCTAAGCGGACATAGGTAAAGACTTCTACATCGTTTTCATCAGACTTGTCTTCGTCAATCCCAGTATTGGGTTGTATTGGTTCCTCTAAGTCTGCGTTGAGGACCTGTCGACTGATAAGTTCCTTTGTGACAATCTCGATTACGTTCCCGTTTCCATCTCTATTAACAACGAAACGGTTAAGGGGATAGTGTTTGAGACCATCTTTGCCCATAAATATTAATGCATTCCCAGATACAATTAAGTGTTTTAAAGCTTGGTTAACTACCACTCTGTCAGTAGAAGCATTGATGTAATCCATCACCATTCTCTCCATCTTGGAGAAAGATAGATCCATCTCACTTCTTACTTCAGCTGGTAGGTCTACACCTAACTTGTCATCTCTTATTTGTAATTTAAAGAATGTTGTTTGTGGTGGAAGCAAGGCTAATCCAAGCTTCGCTGATAAGTTGACAACAGCTTTAGCTCCAATGCTTTGCCAAGGTGTAATTAACCTCTTGTGATTGGGACCATTGATGTCATCTTTAATTAGATAGGGCAACGTCAATTCACTACAGTCAACAGCGGTGTCAAGGAACTGCGTACGACCATTGGTAAGTCGACTGTATCTTTGGCGTGCCACGGTCATGGAGCGTTAACTCCTCCGGCTGGGGTATTAGCTATACCAGTATTAACAGCTGGTGCTGCGCCTAATGCAGCTGTACCTTTCTTAACTGTTTGCTTATCTCTTTTCTGTTTAGCGTTTTGTTGAACCTTTATTGATTCGTCAACCTTCTTAGTCTTCTCATCATCACCAGCTCCTTGAGCAGCTGGACCAGCACCTTTAACTGTAGGTGGTGGTGTTACAGCTCTTTGTTGTGGTGTCTGGTTTCTATTCCTTCCACCAAATATTCCAAGTGCTTGACCGGCTGAACCGATAGCTCCTATTGCTGAAATAAGTGGAATTACTGCGGGTGCACACATTAGATTTCATCCTCCATTATGGATTTTATATATTCAATAACGCTGGCTTGGCCAGCTCTGTAGAAGATTGTGTTTACTTCTTCTTTTGGATGGATAGGTTTCCAACCGAAGTTTTCCTCTAGCTTTATAAGTAACTTATCGAGTCTTTCGTTATGTAACCTAAGCGTACTGAGGGAGATTTCTGTTGTCATGTTCAAAAAATGCAGGCATACGTGCTGCTTTGGTGGTAACTAATTGAGGTGCTTTACCCTCATACATAAGGCGATCACTAGCATCGAGCCAAAATTTTTTGCTCAAATATTGATCCTCATGTTGCATTTTTAATGGTTGCATTATCCAATTGATTGTTGCCACTCTTAGTTTGTCCAGAGATTGACTAGGTTTAAAACCTAACTCTGCACATACCAAAGAGTTGGAAGCAACATGGATCTGTTCATCACGAGAGATGTCAGCAGATACAGTTGCTAAACCAGCATCACCATTGAATCTAAAGAAAGGAAGCAAGACAAAAAATATTGCTCTTTCTATTACCAGTGCCTTTAATATCGTGTGATCTGGATGAGCCATCCAAGCATCTCTTAGGCGTAGTGCCTCAGCTTCAGCTTGATCATTTACGCCATGAGCGTTTGTAATGTATCCAAGAGCTAAGTCATGTTTAATCTCATCCGTTACGTTCGATACGAGAAGTTCTCTAGATAATTTAGGAATTTCCGAGAGAGCATCCTGTATGAAATCGCCAACCGGTAATTCCATGTGGCGTATTGCAAGAGCACGGTAGATGGTTTCTTCTGCACCATTTTTAAATTTTCCTTTGGTGGTTTGGACCGGTGTCCAAGTTCTTTTTCTATTAAGTAATTTTTCGTAGGGGTTCATTGTTGACAGTCACAGCCTATTTCATCGGGTTTATTACTCATTATGTCTGCCAAGTATTGATCAACATCGGACTGATCTAATGCAGCATAAGCATCAGATTTATCTTGAGTATCGCCCATTACTTGTAAGGAATAATAGAGCGAAGTTTGTGGACTTTTCAGCCACTCTTCGATAAATGCTTCATCGTAAGTCACCATGTCACTCCAAGAATTGAAGCTATAGCCATGAAGCAATCCAGTTCTATCTAGCATGATCATTATTTGATCTGCTACTTTCTTATAAACATCCCAGCCTACCTCGCTGGCTATTTCTACGTTGCCATATTCAACTCTTTCTACCCCAAACTCACCACTATCTCTATCAACTGTTCGTGCAATAGGAGGTGCGATCTCAGGAGTTGCTGTAAAGCCATGGAGATCTCTGCTTCTATAAGAACAACTTGCGGTTGGAGCTATGGCAAATGCTCTGACCATGTTATTCCTTTTCGCTACTGCGGCTGCTTCTATTACGCCCAGATAGAGTTCGCGTGCAGCCATCCCCGCGTAACCCTCGTAGCTTCTGCCATCATTAATGGCTTCCAAAGCTTCGCCGAACTGGGCGTATGTAATATTGTTGTTAGCTAAAAAGTTAGCTAGTCCAAGGAATCCAAGTCCGACTTGGCGATCCTTTTCGGGCGGGAGGTATTCTCCAGTTGATCCAACACCTGTTTTGCCATGGAGATCGCACAGTTCGGACATACCGATACGCATAGCTTCTCGAATGTCCCCGATAAGACAGGCTGACAAATTAATATGTTGGAGGAGGCAAGTTCCTCGTGAGGGCAAAAATATTTCCAAGCATACATTCCCATAGATTCTGTTTCCTTCATTGTCATGTTTTATTTTGTTGAGCCAAATGTCCCCTCTTGCAATGCCTTTAAGGATTGCTTCCTTTGTTGAAGGTTCTGTATTACTCCAGTCTTCTTGTCCTTCAATGTCGATACACCGTTTAACCCACGGTAAATCGTGCCGAGGAGTTTCAATGAAGGTATTAATATCACTATGTGTAATATCAAGATGGAGAACGCAAGCGCCATTGCGGTACGTCCCCCCGCGCCTAAGAATTTCATTTAATGTTGAGTAGATTTTTCCGAATGATGTTGGTCCTGACGCAACGAGAGTATCAGGTCCTTTATTTGTTTCCGTTCCGCTGGGTCTAAGTTTCGACAGGTGGACTGCAACGCCTGCTCCATATCTGAGAGCATGCGATACAAATCGCCAGCTGCTTTCAATTCCATTTGGTCCTTCCATTGAGTCTTCAACAACGAAGACAGTACATGAAACGGGTAGACGGGAGTTAGGGTTGTCGATCCATTGCTGAACTCTCCCAGTTCTCGCAATTTTGTTTGGTTCTATGTTCGATTTCATTAGATAGGTAGTGGATTGCTTTTGATAAATCTTGTATGTCGTTGTCTTTATATCCAGCTCTGCATATATATTTAATTACGTTTCCGAGGTGGTATCCGAGTCCTTGGTCTCTAATAAAATCCCAAACATCAATGGAACCTCGTTTGTAGTATTGAGGTCCGTGGTCGTTGGTGGTTTCGGCCATTTTTCTATAAGATTTGTAATGCAATTTGATAAGACAAAAGCTTGTTCTTGAAGAGCAATCATTACAGTAATGATGTCTTTCTTTTTCGTCTCAGGTTTAGCGAGTAAGATCTCAAGCTGTCGCAGCTTCAAGTCTTGCTCCATCGTCAACTTTGTAATTGGAGGTGGCGGTCCATAAGATTGGTTGTTGTTTTTCTGAGTCATAATCATCGAAGGTTAATATTCTTGCGAGTCTTGCATTGGTTAATGCATCTTCTTCAGTCATGCCTTTCTCCTCAAAAGTTTCTACAACTGCTTTCCATGTGTAGCCTTTCTCTTGAAAGATTTTTTCAGCACGTTTTATACCAATTCCTGGCACACCGCTGTAGCCATCAGTGTTATCGCCTGCCATC